TCTGTCCCAGTCCGTGAGATCCTGAGTCAGACTGTTCACATACGCTTGCCTTGCTGCTTTTTTGAGATCCATTGTTAATCCTTTCGATTTCTCGGTTGATGTACCACACTGCTTTCTTGAGATCCTCAACTTGCTTACCTTTTAGGTCCGCCCTCCAGATGTACTTAACTGCATTCCCGAGGTTAAAGCTCATGTGCTCGGTGATTTGGATGCACTCCACACCAGACGGGTGCTCGGTGTAGTGTTTGGGGTGATTGACTGGATCGTTCACAGTAATTCCTTTATATGCTCAGGTACTTTAGGCAACGGAGCCCACGCTACAGCCCACTCTGACCAGTGACCGATAACACAGACTCCACCGGGGTTAAGTAAAAGCATCTTAGAACCCAGTGGTGGTGTTTTGTCTTTGGGCGTCATCCACACGGTATGCCCTGCGGTGTAGTCTTTCATTTTTTGAAGTAGTACCACGCCCACGCTCCGTGTCTGCCTTCCGTCCATTTGTACCGAGTCTCTCTATCGACAAGACCTTTTGCCATCAACGCTTTCAAATGCTTCCTTGCGCCTTCAGTGGTGCAGCCGAAGTGTTTTGATAACTCTATGAGCGAGTAAGGCTGGGTAAGATGAGCAAGGTAGATCTTCTCAGTTTTGGTCAGCGGTTTGTGCTTGCGGAGAATCTGTTTGACTAGCCATTTGACTTGATCGGTGTGGTGAACAAGTCCGAGGTTATGCGCCATTCTTTGGATTTCAGCGCCGTTCATTATTCTTTTCCTTCAGTTTAACTTCGACTGCTTCAATCAAATAAACACCCCAATCCCTAGTCCTTAATAATTCCTCATAATCATCATCCGTCAGCCCAACCCATTCACGTTTGCCGAGCTTGCAAATGCCGCACATACATTCAACAGGCTCTTGCTCCGCAGCTTGTCTCAATTTGCTCATACATCGCCCCCCGCTTTCTTCCTTTGAGCTGCATCTCTTCGGCCAGCTTCAAAGCCCTTTAGCCAAAGTGACGTAAACATCCACTCAAGGGTGTATTCAGACTCGCCTCGCTCGCGTTGCAGCTTGTTCGTGCTGTCCCAGTAGTCGGCTTCTTTGCGAGCGATCTCACGCGCCCAGATGCGTTTAGGGGTTTTCATTGCTCACTCCTTGCCGTGATCTTCCGATCACTTATAAATTCGGCAAAACACTTCTTGCACCAATATGTCCACCGCATAGCTTTCCGGTAACCGCAGTGTTCGCACCACATCATTGCTCACCCCTTGCTCTGATTTCTGCGTCTACTATTAGGCGTTCTGTTTGCTTATCGACTGGCTCAGCCCATCGACCACATTTGTCGCACTGCCAATTGATGCGGCCATAACAGTCACGCTTAATGCGACCACCATGAAACCAACTGCACCACTTTGTCGATAGCCATTCAATCATTCTTTATTCTCCGGCTCGTGTGTACATGCGTTTTCGTAGTCAATAACGTCCTGCAACCGATAGCGAATCAATCCACCCAACTTCATGTACCGGACCCCTTTTTTGAAAGACCGGTCACGTTCCAGTGTTGCTTCGCTGATCTTCCATCGAGTAGCAAGCTCCACTTGTGTTATGAATTGCTCATTTGTTGTCATTTCTCACCTCTTGCTCTGATGGCTATTGCACATGCTTGCGTCCACGCCATTTCGTTATGGTCAACCTTGCCTGTCTTGTATTCAGCGTCCACCTTTTCATCGCACACCTTCGCACACGCCTCACGCTCTGCTGCTGCGACAAGGGCAGCGAAGTGTTCTAAATCTTTGTGAGTAAAAGCATAAAGCCCATACGCAGTTTTTGTCATCATCAGGAGTGTTTCCCACGGCTTGCGTATACCTTCTTGTATAGCAAGTTCATCCAGTCCGATGTGGTTAGTCATGTGTTCTTATCCTTTAATTTAGCTTCGACGTAACTTGCAAACGCCTTGCACCAGCCTTCAGGGTCATCGTTCCAATCCTGATTGTCCCCGTATTCCGCATGACAAAAGGCATCGTGAATGTCATCGCTCGTAAGCCCGATCCATTCTTTTGAATAAGAAAGAGCTGAACCAACTGGAAGCGCGACAGCGGGATCAATCGGCTGTATGACGCAATGCCCGTCTTGAAATCCGGTTATGTACGCTTTTATCTCGGCCATAAGTACGTCGCTGCTTGAAATGCGCCAGCGTCCACTAATGTCTCTTCGTTGATCTCACGGCCACCGGGGAGAACAAACACGTTTTTTTTGACGTAGTGAGGAACAATAGTGATCTTCTCGTAGAGATACACTTTGACCCAGTCACGCTCTTGTTTCGGTTCTTGTTTTTTCATGTTGAATTCCAAAAGGGTTATTCCATAGAAAAGGTTTGTTTCTGTTTTGTAACTTGATTTCGACTGCGTTATAACCGTATGCCCTGCCAATCTTTTTAGCAACCGATGACTGATGTGAAAGCAGCCTTCTTGTGATCTTGCCCTCAGCTAACAAAGGCATTAACGCGTTTTGAATCAACTTCGGGCTTATCTTCATCTTCTCGGCTAGCTCTTTCACCGTCACAGGGCTTATTCGTTTCTGCATATATTTAAGACAGGCTAACCCACGATCAATCTTTGCCTGTTTCTGAAGTCTTGTAAGACTCATTTATCTGCTCTCCTTTGCGCAGTGCGGTGATGGCCAGTTTTCTATGAACCAAACCCAGATGGCTTACCGGATCGCTCTCCAACGCCTCAAGCGCCATTTGCATAGCTTCTCTGCTCATGTGCTCTTCTCCTTTAGCTTGCGTAGTAGCTCGACGCGTTCTAAGTCCCACGCCTTTTGCTTTTGAGCCATAGTGCTGTTTGCCATGTGGTCGCATCGTTCAGCGTGAAGGAGTTGGGTTTCAATCATCTCGTCAATTAATTCAACCTCGCGCTCCGTCAGCCCAACCCATTGCTTTGGTGGTGCGGTGTAGAGTGGAATCTTTGGCAGGTTTACTATTGTTGGCGTATGCCACGATGTAAGTTTGGCCCACTCAAGTTTTTGCTTTTCCACATTGATAAACGCCACAGGCTGACCGTCATCCGTTGGTGTCTTTGCTGATTTGTTTTCGATCATGGGATTTCCTTTAGCTTCCTTGCGTAACCTACTGACATGACCTTTGTTGTAGCCAGTCTGTTTTGCAATGTCTGTAACCCTGAGCGACGGGTCTTTGACCAGCTCTCTTACGATTTCACCTCGGCTTTTCACTTGTCAGCCCTCGAAATCGCAGCGGCATTACTGTAGGTCTGCCCATAACGCTTTCTGAGTTTCTCTATGTTCGCTTGCAGAACGTCTTCGCGGTCTATGCAGAATGCTTGCCGAATCCCTTGCAGGTAAAACTCGATGTCGCCCAATTCCTCGATGACGTTGTCAATGTCTAAGGGTTTTTGGTAGATCGCCCACTTCTTGATTGCGTCCAACAGCTCTCCAGACTCCCCAGAAACTCCGATGGACATGTGCAGCACAAACGCTTGATCCGGGCTGAGATCGTCGAGGATGTCTGATCCCGGTTTGGCTAATGCAGTGACTAATTCTGGGTGGTTCAAAATGGTGCCTCCTCTATGGTTTTCAAAATGTCGCGCTTAGTGACTTTGTTTTTCTTAACCCACTTGCTTTTAACTAACGTCTGCTGAAACGGCCAGTTAGGGTGTTTTGCTAGTTCTTTCGTTGGTTCCATATCGCCTCCGTAAAATCACATTGTCGTAAGCCTGCTTTTTCCCATAAAGCATTTACCGATGGTCGGCAGATTTGAGCTGATAATCGGTAGGCAACCCTCCGACTTCTTGAACGTATTGTTGGCTCTGTCTGTCGAACCAGAGCTTCGCAACACCTTCCCATTCACCGTTCCTCTGTTTCTCAAAAGATAGGAAGGCATCAGGGATGGAATGATCAACCACACCATTGGCCTCAAAATCGCGCTCCTTCGATTTATTTCTGTGCATGAGGATTACGTTGTCGACTTGATCTGCAACGCTCCCAGACCCCTTTAAATCGTTTTTAGAGGGTGTTCTGTTGTCATCCGACTGTTTCCTGATATGGTGAACCAAATGAATGTGAATATTTTGATCTCGCGCAAGACCGCACAGCTCGTCTGTAAAATTTTTCTGTGCGTTGTAATCGTCCTCGCCTCTCACGCACTTCATTAGGCTGTCAATGAAGTAATGCTGGCAACCGAGCATCGTCTTGCAGTAAACACCGACTCCTAAGACTTGAGGCGGGCTTACAGTTCCCTGTACATCGTAAAACCAAAGTTTGTCAGCGACCCACTCCTTAAACTTCTCGTGAGCCTGTAAGGTAGGAAATGACATCCGCGACCACTGACGCACCATCCTCTTGAGTGTCCTAACCGGCTTCATCTCGAACGAAGCGATCACGACCTTTTGGTTTTGGTGGATCAGGTGCAGAGCGATCTGTCCTGCAAGCAGGGATTTGCCAGATCCGTTTTGGCCTGCAAGCACAGTGACCTCACCTAAGCGGTAGGTGAACTTGTCTTCGAGTTTTGCAAACGGCATGACAATGTTCGGCTCTTCCGACGGATTCCTCATCTCCTCAATGAGGTCGTCCATACAATCTTGAGCAGGCCTGACTTTCACAGATGCTTCCATCTGCTCGTACCACGCCTGATAGTCGAGGTTCTCGAGAATCATGCGTCCACCTCCGAATCCCAGTAAAGGCCGGGGGCGTAGTTAGCAATAACGCGGGCGGGCGCACATATTTTTAGAGCTTGCAAGATGGAGTGGACTTGATCGGGATCTCCTCCATTGACATGCACCCGTAATCCTCTAGCCCATCGAAAGTCTCGGTCTTTAGGCTCAACGACAACAACGGGGTAATCCGGGTCATCGTCTGGCTTTCCAACAAAGTCGATAAAAACAGCTTTAGGTGGTTTGCCTGCAAGCTGTAGGTTGTTGACGAAGTCGTGGCCTTTCATACGCTTGCCCTATCGCCGTAAGCTGATGCTGTTGGTTGAGCGACTTTCTTTGTCACCCACTCTGCTTTGAATGAAACCCACGTCCTTTCGCAAATTTCTTCTAAAGCAGCTTCTAATGTAAGGCCGGCTTTTTTAGACTCCCTCAAAATGGCATTCCACGCTCTTTCGGTCAAAGGTGCTTTTTTGCTTTTCCTTAGCTCAAGAAAATCATCCCAGAGTTTCTCAGGAATGTTTTCTGGCTTGACGACAACAAACTTGTTTTTCTTTTGGTTATTGGTTAATGGTTTATGGTTATTGGTTGGTTGCACGGTCGTTGAACGGTCGTTGGAACTCTTTTCAACGTCCGTTGAAGCCTTGTTGAGAGCACGTTTAGCAGCCGATGCTTTGCCTGCTTTAGAAGCAGACTCAAGTTGCTGGCGATAGTTTTGTATCTCTTTATCGCATCGTTTGTGATGCCATCCATCATTGCTTTTTGTAAAAAACAAATGGAGCAGGCCTTCGATAATGACCTCTTTGTCTCTTGCATTAGCCTTCATTGAAAGCTCAAACAAAGAGTCTGGCAGCGGTTCTTCGGTGTCGTAGTAGATCCAGATCATCTTCATGTAGATACCAACTTCTTCGTTGGTCAAAAATGAAGTGTCTTTAATGAAGTCACCAATATGGTGCTGGTAGTAGTGCATAGCAAACCCCATCAAGGTAGTCATCACTGAAGGAGCAAAGGGCAGGCAGGTGATGAGTCTGCTTTTCCCCCCGTCGGGGTATCCCTTGCGATTACAACTGTATCAGTCTAAATCAGAATTCAAACACCTTGCAAGTCCACCCGGCTTTCAGCTTACCCCAACCGTGAACCTTGATCTTCCATCCTGCTTTAAGGATCGCTGGCAGATGCTCCGATTCCTCAATCTTCCTAATCCTTGCGTTTACATTACCTCGGCTCGTTGTCTGCACTAAGAGCGTCTCCGTGTCCCTGATAGCTAAGATGTCGCCGATCCCGAATAGGTCTTGCCTAATGCGAGCATGTGGGTTCCACTTCTCGACGATCTGACAGAGATAGCCGTCTTGCCTGAGTTTCTCTAGGCTTCGTGATGTTGGTGATTTGCCGCTCATCGTGTAAAACCTACCTTTCGTCTGCTGGCTGTAGCGTTGTGTTTTAGGGCGTATATAGTGGTGAAACGAGGTGAAATATGAACGAAGATTATTACTTTGACAGGATGCTATATGAACACGACAGAGAAAGAGAAGAAGATGAGCTTGCTGAAAGACTGGCTGACAGCGATAGTTTTTGGGATTTTGTATGGGACGATGATGTTCCTCTTCATAAGATAGAACGTTTTTACAGGATAAAACGATATGCAGAAAGTTTACGAAGCAATAAGCAAAGTGATGAGCGCGATCTCTAAAGCAGGGATTGCCAAACAGAGAACCAACGAAGCGCAGAGATACCAGTTCCGCGGTATTGACGATGTCTATAACGCAATGGCTCCTATCCTTGCGGAGCATAAACTGTGCATCCTTCCTCGCGTTACAGACCGTCAGGTTGTCGAGCGTGTCAATAAATCTGGCACTGCTTTGTTCTATGTCACGGTCTCAATGGAGTTCGCTTTAGTCTCCGGCGAAGATGGCTCTAGCCACGTTATATCGACGATTGGCGAGGCTATGGACTCAGGTGATAAGGCAACTAACAAAGCAATGTCAGCGGCTTACAAATACGCTCTTATGCAGGCCTTTTGCATTCCAACAGAGGGCGATAACGACAGTGAGAATCAGACTCACGAAGTAGTGTCTGAATCCAACTTCGACAAGGATCTTGAGAAGATTGGCAGCGCTAACAAAGACAATCTTAGGAAGGTTTATGAGGAGGTTTTTGTTAAGCACAAAAAGTCACCTGACCTTGTGAAACAAATCGAAGCAGCCAAAGACAAACGCAAGAAGGAGCTAGGACTGTGAGACCCGTTTACGAAACAGAACTTGATAGAAAGCGAGAGCTAGCGGCTGCACAAGCATTTGCCGATCATTTTCACTACGACATCTACAGGCTTCCTAAGTTCTACCAAATGGACTTCGCTGCTTATCAAAACGGTCAGCTCGTGAGATGGATCGAAGTCAAAACGAGAACTTGTAAGTCAACGGACTACAACACCTACATGTTGGACTTTGCGAAGTTTGAGGCTGGCATCAACATACAAAACGCCTCTCAACGACTTGCACTTTTAGTCGTCCAGTGGTCAGACACAATGAAATATTGGACGTTTCGCCCCGGTTACACAATCAAGCCCGGTGGCCGCACAGACAGAGAAGATCCCGATGATGTTGTTCCTTGTGTTCATATTCCTATTCATCAATTCATAGCCGTATGAAAGACCCGCACAAAGCCGTTGATTACATCCTTAAACATGCTCGTCAATTCGCCGATGCCAAAGCCCAACGCGTTTATCTCGAGGAGTTTAGGAAGTCTAAGAAGGCCATTCTCATGAAGGCTAGTCTTGAGAACGCTTTAGGCGCTCAGGAAAGGGATGCTTACGCTCACCCGGAGTATCTTGAACTTCTAAAAGCATTAGAGGCTGCTGTGCAGATCGAAGAGAAGTTACGGTGGGATCTAATTGCAGCGCAAGCAAGGATCGAGATTTGGAGGTCTGAGCAGGCAAACATGCGAGCCGACATTAGGAACACGCAATGAACTGGCGGTCTAAGAAACTCCTAGAGGCTTGCAGAGATCTTCCCTGTGGTCTTTGTGGTGTCGAGGATGGAACAGTTGTCGCCGCTCACTCTAATCAACAAAAAGACGGTAAAGGAACCGGCATCAAGGCACATGACTTTCGGGTCGCGGCTTTATGTTATCGGTGTCACATGCAAATAGATCAAGGAGGTGCAGGCAAAGAAGAGAAAAGACAAGCGTGGGAAGAAGCACACAGAAAGACGATTGGATTGTTATTTGAACGAGGAATCTTAGATGTCATCACTAAATAAAGTTATGTTGATTGGTAACGTAGGCAAAGACCCTGAGTGCCGTTACACAGAGTCA